CTTGTTCCTGGTGGTGGGTCTTTCATTCCCATTTCTTTCCACGATTTTAAAACAGGAACGGTGCTTGATCTGCATCGAACGTGAATAGGCGGATATGGACCTTTACCTAAATCAAACTTTTGACCATCGTATGATTTGCACAGGGTTGTTGTTTTAAAATCAAGCGTAGCTAAAAATTGCCAGCCTTTTATTAAATCGTCATTGGCTTTATAAAATTCTTCGCTTGCTACATTGGTTGCGTGTGACATTGCAGTTGATACTAACGCCTGCGTTTGACGTGCGTTAAGTGAGTTAATGCCATCGGTATATTGCAGTGCTTTCGTGCCGGTGATACGCTTAACCACGTCACTATAAGATTGCCCTTCAACTAAGCCGATACGCACAGCGTCCTGTATGCGCGTGTAACTATCTGCATCAAGTTTATCAATCCATTCTTTAATCAGTTTTCCCTGCAATGGTTTTGATTCAATCGCAGCAAATAACGTCACTGGTGCAACTGCTACCATATCAAGCACAACAGGCGTTGAATCATCAATGGCTTTAATTTGCCATTCTTGCTCATACTCTGCTGCGTCTTTCATGTTACTGATTAACTCTTTACCGGCTAAATCATAACCTTCATTTAAAATCGCCCGCACTGATTCCAAACGCGCGTCAATCTGCTGGATTGTCATTTGGTTATCAAGGTCTAGCGTTTTTAATTGTTTAACCAAATCTTTTTCAACAACACGCAACAAGTCCATGACCTTTTTACTTGTTGATGAATAATATCGCTGCAAATAAATTTCATGTGCAATTGTTTTATCGCGTAATTCTTCGTTAGCCGTCATGATTTAATCCTTTGTTTTCTTTTGATTATAGCACTGATTATAGTATAATTTGTTTGTGGTTCGCGCCATTTGAAACAAGAGATTAAACAAAACCGTTACTTTATTAAATCGAGGTTCATTTCTTGACCTGCGCGAACGATTTAAAAAGAGCGGTTTTTTTTAGTGAGTAAAAATTATGAAAGAGTTTAAGCACACTCCAGCACCTTGGAGCGTTATTGATGGCATTGAAGGCGGTTATGTAATGGTAGTTGGTGGATATTATTCCGTTGCTAGAGTATTAAAGACCAAAATCGACTATAACAAATTACGAAAATTAGAAACTGTAAAAGCCAATGCAAAACTGATATCTGCGGCACCTGAGTTGCTTGAGGCTTTGGTTGAAATGGTCGCGTTTGGAACACAACAAGACTGGGATCATGTAGTGATTGAAAAATCTAAATCTGCAATAGCCAAAGCAACGCAATAAACTAAGCCCGTCTAAACAACGGGCTTTTTTTTTTACAACATCCCACCAGTAGCAGGCATAACTGCAATGCGCTCCATCTCATCGTCAAACGATACGTCCTGCATGATAATGTCACCAGCGACAAGGTTATCGAATAGAGTTTGATGCGATATTGAACCGCTTTGCCAAGCCTTAACCAAACTATCCAAGTCCTGAGCTGTCATGCTATTCGGTATAAAATCACGGTTTAGCTCAACTTTAACATCACCAGTTACGCCTGACCAATCGCGCAAATACTCCATGACGTGCGTCAATCCAATGCTAATTGATTGTGAAATTGAAGCCAGTACACTGTTTTCACTTGATCTGTGAATATTAGCCGTTTGCGCTGATTCTGCTGCGCGTTTTTCAGGTGCTAAGATTCGCGCTCCAAGCGTTGCCATCATTGCCTCTTTTGAGCGCAATGCTTCACGCAATTCACCCAAACCTTGACCAGTAAATTCAAGATAAAATGCTTTTGATTGTGGGTCTGGCAATAGCCATGCCGTGCCGCTACCGATACGAAGTGACGCGCTTTTATCGTCTGAATAATATCCAGTGACTACGGGCGTAGGCAGTCCAGTAAAGTGCAAGCCATGTTCATAATCGGCTGTGGTTCTGTAATGCGATAAATTTACGTCAACAAGGTCAAGCAATGGTGGTTTATCCACGCAGGGTGAATTATCTCTAACCCCAAAAAACTCAAACGGGATTTTGTTAAGTGGTCGCCCGTTAATTTGTGGATAAATTTCATCCACTAAAATAAATTCACCGCGTTTGTCTTTGCGGAAAACACGTTGACGATAAATTCCACCATCGCCTAAATCAAGAACGCGCCATTGTGGTTCGCATTTAGATTCAAACTCATCAACTGCGATCTCGTTTTCTTCTTCAAGCACAACAAGTGTTAACTGTTCAACGTTGTTAATGCGCCCCGTTTTCCAGTTTATAATTGATTCTGCATCGTACATGGTCGCGTAAGGTCTCGCGCCTTGTGCCTGTGCTTGTGCAAGTGTTACCGCGTTAACAATAGGTGGAAAATCGACAAGCACGGCACAACGTCCGATAGTAATAACTTCTTCGCTAATGATTTCAGCAAATTGATGCAGTGATAATCCGCCCATTGTCACGTCTGCAATAATATTATCCATTGCTGCAGGTGCTGTGATGACTTCGGGTTTAAGGAATAACATTCCTGTCAAGCCGTCAATCGTTCTTGCTGTGGCGTTGTAATATAACGCGCGTTGTTTGTAAGCGTAATATTCCGCGTCAGTTTGACCGCTTAGGCGTGGAAGGTATTTGATACCGTACTCGTGTATTTCGTCTTGGCCTTCTGACGCATGTTCGCATCGTTCCCATATTTCATAATATTCGTGATACTCGCTGTGTTTTGTATCGACTGCCATTTTTATATTCCTGTAATTGTAGCTAAATTAGGCCTATTGTGCAGTACCGGATATTTGAACGCAATAAAATATCCACTGCTATCAACCCAATCATCAATGGCTGGGTGAGCTGTAAACTTTTCTGGCTCTAATTTATCATCATAGCCTTGAGTTTCAAGCGCATTGGTTAAGTTTGGGCATTTATCTGTGTTAATAAATAACTTATGGTGTGAAAGCAATCCATTATAAGCGTTAATTCTATCCCGTACTGCTGGATTAGCTGGATTATATTGCAGTTGATAACCTGCTTGTCTAATCATGCCAATATCAGATTGGCTTGAATTTGTTTTTCCTGCTTTACCGCTTGCGTCAGGATAAACGATTATTTTTCTATCACCATAACGCGTTAAATTATTAATAAAGTCTTGCGTATCGTGTGAAACAAACTCGTCAACAGCGATAGGAATATTATTATCAATGACAAAAGTAACAGCACAACAACCACCAATATTGAAATCAATTGAAACATGAATGAATGTATCGCGTTCATTTAGTTCTCGCTGTGTGTGATGTCGTTTACGATCAAAGAAATGATAAACCTTGTTTTTGTTTAGTGATACAAATTCACCAAGCAAATAAAGTTCAGCTAATATTGGGTCGTAGTTAGCTAAAATCTGCTCTGCATAATCTTTAGGTAAAAAAGGGTTGCTATAGGTGCTTGCCTTGTATAAAACATAGCCTTTTTGCTTTAGCTTTTCCCATTTATGATAAACAAATCCATTAATTCCGTTATCAGGTGTGGTCACCACGCCAATAGTATTTTTACCGTCAAACTTTTGCCGTGTTCTTTCTGTAATTTTTCGCCATACTAAAGCAGCTTTATCCATTGGCAATGTATCAATTTCATCAACGATTGAGTGAGCTACTTCAAAAGATACAATTTTAGACGGATTGTCATAACTACGAAAAATAATAAAACCATAGCCAGCGACATCAATTTTAAATTCTGATTTATTGACATGGAATTTTAAACCCATCATTGCTAAATCTTCTTCAACTCCGGGCATCGCTCTTAATCGTAATAAATCATAAGTTGGTAAAAATATACCAACGTTTACGCCTTTATTTTGAAGAAGTAATAACACCGCCCGCATTGTTCCTGCTCGTGTTTTTCCGCTACCCAATCCACCAACAATAGCTGGATAAGGTTCTTTTGAAAACACAAATTGTCTTTGCGGTAGCGTTAAAGGTATATCTGGCATTAAAGCTCCATTTCTTCGGCTTTAATAATGTGAATTTTTATAGGCGTTGTATCTTGCAGATTAGTGTTAACCGTCATCGGCAACACTTTACCAACCAACGTTAAAAATGCCGTTGGGTTTTCGTCAGCTTGCCTTGCTAAATAAGCCTGCCCTCCAACGTCATCTAACGCCCCTAGAATCATCTCTTTTAATTCTTTGGTAACTTTGTTAGGTACGCCTTTAACACGTCCTACGCCCCTATTTCCTGCTTTTTTTTCCATATTTCCCCCTACTGTGCGGAAACCCTATAAGGTATTTTAGCTTTTAAGCACATTCTAACCATTGCCAATATTGTCGGTTTTAACTCAAGTGGTTCATTTGCAAATTTTAAACGATTTAAAACAGCGTTTTCGCCTTTTGTCACCGCATATAAATTTTCAATATTAAAATTTTGTTTGTCGTTATCATAAAACCTGACAATCGTTTCACCTGTTATTTCGCCATAATGCTGCTCATAAATCAAACGATGCTTTAATTTCCAACGTTCTCTTTTTGTTCCTGTTTTAGCCACTTTAACACGAATATACCCATCATTATCAACATGCTCATCACCTAATGGTCGAGTGTTCCATGTTTCATTTCCTTTTTTAAATCTGCTTTCTGATTCACCATTGACGCCTTTTAATCCTTTATTCCAAGGCGTAAACCCTTTTTCAAACTGCCCGCTGTTCATTTTAAAATAGCAGGTAGCTCTTTACGTTCTGGAATATCATTAATGCGTGTCTGTGCATCAAGGACTAAACGTGCATTATCCACGATTGTACGCGCAATAATGGTCAAACTTTTTGAGCGTTCTGCTTCAAAAGCAAGTTGTTCAACGCTTAATGATTCTTCGCTCAATCTTTCCATTTGAGCAAATAAATGATTGTTTAAATCTGTCAGTGTGTTTTTCATTCTTGTTCCTGTTTAAGTTAACCATCAAGTAATTAAACCATAACCCGCAGTGCAAAATTATCAGAAATGCTGCGGTAAAAACTGCTCCCGTCTTTTTTTCGTGCGAGAGGACACGCGTTAGGTTTAATTCTTCATGGTTAAAAAACCACCACGCCATAAACTGCAATGAGTGGTGGCCGTGTTTTGGTTGATAGTTGCCGGTACTGATCTCCGGCTTGCAACATTGATGCAGCATTAAAAATGCCTTCTGATTTACGAGCGTCCCCTTCAGTTGCTTACAGAATTCGCGTATCAGCCTACGCATTAACTATCAAGTCATAACAGGGGAGGACTTACACCATAGAGCGTCAGCGTCATCACGTTAATGACCGCGACCACCTTAGAGCCAGTCTGTTATGACTTGATCGTGCTTGTCTTTCCAAGCTGTCACCAACCAACCCAGTTATTGATAAATCGCCATAAAGTGATTTGCTGAGTTGGTTGGTTAAAAAGATTATATTCTAAAAAGTAAAAAAATGTAAATAATAATTTACCATTGTTTTTTTAAAAGGTAACAGTTGCAAATTTTATCTGTTACCTTCCTAAAACCTATGCAGTTATTGGGCTTAAGTGTGTTTTTATATCAAAAAGGTAACAGATAAAAATTTAATTTACCTCTTCAACATTTTTATAATAAATTTATAATTTATAATTTATTCTATAGACTTACTATTATCTGTTACCTGTTACCTTTGGTCTAATAAACATATATAAATAGCGGACTGCAATAGGTAACAGATAGATTTTTATCTGTTACCTTTTAGGCTTTATCTGTTACCTTTTTTAAAAATCATCATCAACTGCAAGCGTTTCATTGAGCAACTGCCTGCAACGTTCCGCATCTAAATCACGCGATCTTTTTACCCAAACTCGATGCGGTTTACCTTGCCACTTTACCTGCTTATCAAATTTCATATATCCTAAACCTTCTAAAATACGTCTAATGGTTTTGGTGTTTAACTCTGGAAATTCATAGTCACTAAAACTATTTGCTCCCATTGCACTGGTAAGCGCAGAGCTGGAAATAATACTATCGCTATACCCAACACCGCCTTTTTGTATAAACGTATTTAAATCGCAAATCTCTGCGCCTTTTTCAGCACTAATCATTGATAGTTTTTCTGCTGTCAATGGCGCGTGTCCATAAGGCTTAAAATCCTCACTGATTTTAAAATCAAGAAAAAAGCGTCTAATTGAACCGCCATGATATGTAATAGCGTTTTTTAATTTATCAAAATACTCATATATGTCGCCAACATCGCGTTCCATATCTTGACGATTTAAGTAAGGCGCAAAAATAACCCACCATCTTCGATCGTGGTCATTAAGAGGCAAAGCGTCACGGTGATTTGTAAAAGCAATGTAATTAGTTACGTTCACAATAGAATAGTTATCCCTATTCATACGTCTAATGTCTATTGTGGCGTTGGTTATCATCGGCTTTATGGTATCTAGTACATCAAAACGATTATGTCCAGCCACGCGCAATTCTTCAAGAACAACAACGCAACTCCCCTCTGCCCAGCCGGTAAACTTGTCCTGAAGTGCTGTAGGTGGCAGCGGTTTTACGTTACGCCCACCAAGGCAACACGCGATAACCTCAGCAATGGTGCTTTTTCCATCCCCCTCAAAACCTTGAATCAAAGGTGCAAAATTAATTTTTTTGCCAATGTTTTGAGTGTTGTATGCAATAAAATCAAGCAAAAAACGCGTTTCTTTTTCACGTTTTCCGCAAATATTTCTAATATGCTTAATAACTAAATCAACAGCTAATTTTCCGTCATCGCTTATTTTATGTTCTGCTTGTGGTAAACTATCAACCGAAAAAGCGTTAACGCATTCAAGACCTTCATGTGGAAAAAACTGCAAATTTTGAGGCATATAAATTGCTCGGCTAAAGCACTTTATAAAATTATTGTTTAACGCAAAATTTGCAGCCCCTCTGCTTGCTCCTTCATCTTCGCCATTATCTAAAATTTCCCTTGTGTAATTAGCATCAAACGATTGCTTACTAATTTCTTCTTTTGTGTATAAATGATAAAACTTATCACGATCATTAAGCCAAACCCATGGCAAACAAAAAGCAGGGGTTTCTGGTGATAATTGACGCAACTTTGTTGGTGTTAGTAGTTTTCTTGCAATGCCAACAGATATAATTACATTACCTAAAATTTTAAAACGATTGCGCCATTCAGCAATAATGGTTTCACGCCCAATAGCAGATAAATTTAAATCACTTCGTATAGTATCAGCAACAACACCTTCCATATCCGTTACATTTGAACAGCTTGAAATTAATTGTGAAAGCGTTTGTGATGACTGAATACTGAGCTCGGTGGCATTGCGTTTTCTTACCTTATTTGCTTCATAACGCAGAGATGCAACAGTTATTTTTTTTTCACTAGTATCGCGCAAACCGTCCCAAACTTTTACCGTGCAAGCGTCTGGATGCTCAGGACAAGCTGACCATTCTCGCCACAAAACATAGCCTTTATCATAATCCCAACGCTTTAACATAAAGCCAACATGAACCCAGTCATCATGTTGGGTTTTATCCCACTTTTCTTGTATAACTAAATCAGCTCTTATGCCTTCGATTTCATCTTCTATTTGAAATTCTTTAAAATCATCTTCTTCATCGTCAATAACACCAACAACTACTGGCAATAATTTCTGCACGCTGTCAGGCAAAAACCCATCAAACATCACATCATGCGCCCCGAATTTCTCAAGCATCGGTTTAAGTGATACAAGCCACGCACGAACCTGCTCAACATTAGCACTTGGCAATTCATCAATTGTGGTGTTGATTGGCTCGTCACCTGCGTTTAAATCCCATACATAAGGCTTTTTAGTATCTGGGTGTGTGCCATACGCAATAAACTGTTGACCGTTTGCAAGAATCTCAATGGCTGGATTTTCCAGTCCATCAAACTTAAATTTTATTTTGTGCTTAGTCATTGCTTCATTAATTCTAATCAGCATTAAGCATTTAGGCTTATTGCCAAACCGAACAGGCGCAAAGCCAAAAGCCGATTGCGCACTAGCCAGAACGCTTTTAGCCATGTCCTCGTTTAATATATCAATATCAATAGCGATTAAACGATCACCCAGCACGATACCGACATTTTTATCAGCCGCATATTTCTTCCAAGACGGGTCATTTTCTCGATGTTGCCAACCGTTGCCAAGTGGTCGCTTACCATTTGCGGGCGTAATGGTGTAACCGTTTCTATCTAAATCATCATAAACGCTACTTAACATTTTTTAATCCTTTTTTAATTTTGTTATAGGTAAATAGCGTCACGTTGTCGGTTTTGCCGTTCTTGATGTTGTAGATCGTCATAAAACTGACATGACATAGCGCAGCTATCTTGCGCAATGCTATCCCGTCATGCTGCTTGAGTAAGTCTTGAAGCTCATTTATAAAATCTTGCATTTTTTCTTTACCTTTTGTTGTTTATGTTGTAAATTATATTTTACATTATAACAAACTTTTTTAAAAGCAACGGAGTTATTTTATGAACAAAGAAGAATTATCAATCAGAACCGCGTCAATATTGCGCTTGCAGCTTGAGTATGACCAACTAATCATTAAAGCAGAGTTTCTGCAAACGTTGATTGTTAAAGAGCGTTTTGCGCTTGAATCAATTAACAATCCGACTATTGAGGAGCATTTGGGCGTTGATGTTGTGGCGGTGGATAATACGCCACCACAGCCGCAAACGCAAAAACGTGAACAGGTAGCAGTTGAAAGTAAAGAAACGCTAGAAGGCGTAAAAGATTGCCTGAAGCAACTGAGCATTAAAACAAACAGCCGTAAAATATCACTGGAAATATTGCGCAAGTTTAACGTTGAAAAAACGGTTGATTTAGATCCGCGTGATTATGGCAGAGTTTGCACGATGGCAGTTGAAGCGTTAAACGAAATGTTAAAGGCTAAAAAAAATGACAACTAAACACGCAAAATTAGGCGCATCATCGAGTGAACGCTGGATTAACTGCCCAGCGTCAGTTCGTATGTGTGAGAACCTGCCAAACACGTCCTCTACATTTGCTGCTGAAGGAACAGCTGCGCATGAGCTTTCCGAAAAATGCTTAATGACAGCTAAACCCGCAGCGCATTATTTTGGATTAAAATTTAATGGTTTTGTCGTAACAGATGACATGGCTATGCACGTTCAAAAATACGTTGATTATGTTAACGCTGTTGGTGGCGTGTTGCTATTTGAGCAACGTGTGGACTTTAGCCGTTGGGTGCATGAAGGATTTGGAACGGCTGACGCGATTGTTATTGATGAAAGCAATAAAACCATTCATGTCATTGATTTAAAATATGGCAAAGGCGTTGCTGTGTATGCACGGCATAACACACAAGCGCAACTTTACGCGCTGGGTGCGTATGATTTATTTGCTCATATCTATGATATTGAATTTATAAAAATGCACATTCACCAGCCACGCATTGATAACGTAACGAGCTGGGAAATTACAGTTGATGAATTGCTTGCGTTTGGAGATGAAGTAAAACTACGAGCTGAAGCAACACTTGATGTTAATGCGCCATTTAATCCGACTGAAAAGGGTTGTATGTGGTGCGCAGCTAAACCCACTTGCGCAGCATTAGCACAAAAAACGTTTGAGGTTGTCACGTCTGATTTTGAAATAACAAATGAACCGCAATTACTTGCGGTTGAGAGTTTAACGCCTGAGCAGATTGCGCAAATACTCCCTAATTTGCCATTGATTGAATCATGGATTAAGAGCGTAAAAGAACACGCTTATGATTTGGCTAATGCAGATCAGCTCAAAGGCTATAAACTGGTAGCCGGCAGAAACTCACGCAAATGGAACGCGGACGATGATGCAATTAAAAGCGCATTAACTGCTATGAATATCAACCCAATTAAAAGCGAATTAATTAGTGTTGCGCAGGCTGAAAAACTAATCAGCAAAGAAGATAAGCCAATGTTTTCAAACCTTTACGCAACACTATTAGGAAGTCCAACACTTGCAACTATTGACGATAAACGCCCAGCATTAAAAAATGTACTTGACGATTTTGATTGATGTAAATTATAATTTACACGCCTTAACAGTAAGGCAATAAATTCTTAAATTTCTAAATTCATAAAAGGAAAAATATCATGGCTGCAATTATGTTAAAAAACGTTCGTCTTTCTTTTGCTTCACTATTTGAACACGAAGAATACAACCAAGAAAGCACCGGCAAATATGCCGCAACGTTTCTCCTCGATAAATCTCAACACGCTGACACCATCAAATTGATTGAAAAAACAATTGCTGATTTTGCCGTTGAAAAGTTTGGCGCAGGTAAAGTGCCTAAACTTTACAAACAGCCGTTAATGGACGGTGATATGCAAGATTATGACGGTTATGCAGGGTGTATGAGCATCAAAGGGTCAACAAAAAAACGCCCTATTGTTATTGACCAACAAAAGGTCACACTCACAAAAGAAGATGAACGCATTTTTAGCGGTGATTATGTCAATGCTAAAATTGACTTTTGGTTTCAAGATAACTCATATGGCAAACGCATTAATTGTAATTTGATCGCAGTGCAATTATTTAAACAAGGTGAACGCTTTGGCGGTGGTGATGCGTCAGTCGATGACTTTGATTCTTATGATGAAAATGACGATGATTTTTAATTGATGTTTATTTGATGGTTATTTGATTTTAACCAACTGTCAAGTAATCCTTGATAGTTGGTTTTTTAGTTTTAAAGGATTGATA